GGGTTTATACCCTTCTTTTTTTTTATTATGAAAAGAATTAAAGACACAAATGATGAATACCATTCGCACAAATCAATAAGTGCGAGTGGTCTTAAAACTATCTATAAGAAATCAGTATATCATCATCTTAATAGTGTATTTAAAATGACAGATGCTATGAACTTTGGTAGTGCAGTTCATTCAGCATTGCTAGAAGATTCTAATGATATTGCAGTTCTTCCTGAATTTAATGCAAGAACAAAAGAAGGCAAAAAGATAAAACAAGATTTCTTTGATAATAACAAAGGAAAAATTATAATTAAACAAGAAGAACAAGAAGCTATAGAAAAGATTAAAAAGAATTTCAATGGTCATAGTTTGGCAAAGAGTTTAGTTCAACGATTAACAGAAACAGAAGTTTCTTATTATGGCACAATAGATAAAGTGCCAGTAAGGGTGAGACCTGATGGCATTAAAGATAATGATTATATTATTGACATTAAGACTACAAGTGATGCTAGTCCAAGATTTTTTAAAAGTCAAGTATATAATTTTGCATATCATCTTCAAGCGTGTTTCTATAGTGAGGCACTTGGATATGACCCAGCTAAATTTAGATTTATTACCATAGAAAATAAATACCCATATACAGTAGAGGTATTTGCTATGAGTGAAGATATGATAGAATATGGTAGAGATGCTTGGAGAATTGCTTTTAATAGCTGGAAAGAATATTTAGAAACTAACAATGTTGGAAGTTTCTATTGGGAACAATTTAATAAAGATGGAAGTTTAATATTATGACACCAACAACAGATGATTTATCACAACATGAAAAAAGAAAATTGTTTGGAAGTTACAACACAAACAAAGTAATAAGAGCAAAGATAGATGCTCTTATGCAAGCGATGGCTAATCTTGAATGTACATTAGGCATTGATAGTACAGATGAAGAAAGAGAACAAGTAAAACAAGAACAGCTTATATATCTAAGCAAGATAAAAGAACTTGACCCTATCAAATATGATGTATTAAAAAAAGTATTATGACACAAAAAGAATTTGACAAATTAGTAAAACAATTAAATGAATATTCATTTGATATAATGGCAAACAAAAGACCTGAATACACAAATGAAGATGAAGATGTATTAAATAATTTTAAATCTACAGCAGATAGATTAAACACATCTTCACTAAAAGTGTGGGCTACATTTTTTGAAAAGCAAGTGCAATCTGTATATGCACATTTAAAGAATGCTAATCTTAAAAAGTCAGAGCCTATTCATTCAAGGTTTTCAGACATAATCAATTATTGTTATTTGGGTTATGCATTGTTTGTAGAAAGAGATGGTAAAAAAAAGAATAATTAAAATTGTTGCAATTATCTTAGTAGGTGTGTTATCTTTATTCTATGTCCGGAATGAAATCACGAAGAAAGGGTCACGATTACGAAAGAGCAATACGGAAAGAATTTAGAAACTTTGGATGGAAGTTTTGTGAAACTTCTAGGTATGCATCTAAGATGATTGACAATGCTAAAATAGATTTAGTAGGAACTGACCCCTTTGCAATTCAATGTAAGGCTACAACCAACAATCCTAGCTATCATAAGATACTAGACCAAATGAGACCCAACAAACCATTGTATAAATTAATCTATCACAAAAGACAAGGTGGTAGGGAGTATGTAATTATGGAAAAAAATGACTGGTTGGAGATTCTAGAAATGCTCACAGATAATAATATTATCAAACCTTATTAAAAAATATTTTAAAAATATTTTGTATTTATTAAAATTTTTTTTAAATTTGATTATTGTTAAATTAAAATAATAAAAAATGAAATATTTAGATGAATTAGTAGAATATACTTACTTTGAAAAAGTAGAAGATGGATTGTATTATGTTTCTTTAGATGATAGTGAAAGCAAAGAGCCACAGTCAGCTAAGGGAATGTTAAAGGTTTTGCATTTATCAGAACATTATAAGCCTTTATTAGACTTGCAAAAGCAAGGTAAATTAGAAATGGTTGTAGATGATAGGGCTTTAGTTGTAAAGTGTAAATAATGAAACATTATAGCAAATTTATAAATCAAAAAAAAGATTTACAAGTAATGAAAGAGACTTGCAGACAATACATAGAATGGTCAACAAGTGAGTTTGAATCTGATATGTGGGATGCAGTTGAATTAAAAATAAATAACTTAATTAAATACTATGAAAAAGATAAGTGAAATAATACCATTTTCTGATGCACATAAGCAATTAGAAAAAAGAAAAAGAGATACAACAATAACAGAAGATGTTGTATCAATGAAAACTCTTGCAGAAGAAATATATGAAACAAGAGCAAGTAGATATTCTAAGCCTATTTGGTTTGAAATACAGAAAGCTGATAATCCTGACATTTGGGATTCTCACTTGTCCTATTTAGATATTGATACAGATTGTGAAGCAGTTAGTTTAAAAGTAGTTGCCTACATAAAACATGATGAATGATGATGTATAAATATATAAGAACAATTATTAGAAAGTTTTTTAGCATTTGGTTATGCACTAGAAATAATTGTTATAGAACAGTACCTAGAAAAAATGGTGTGTGTAAATTTTGTAAATAAAAAAAAATGAAAAAGAATATAGAAATTATTAAAGGATTTTTATTCCTTACAGTTTTGTTTTACTTGTTGTGGTTTGCTTTAATTTTAGTATCATGAGTAGTCCAAGTAAATATATTACAATGAGAAGTGTAAATGTCCTTTGGAATCATGAGAATGATATAATTTTTGAAGGTATGACTGAAACTGATGAACTTTACAGCATCAGTTTACCAGCAAATGAAATTACAGATTCTTTAGATTATATAATAGAAAGAAGAATTCAGTATATTACATTAGAAAAAAGAAGATTAAACCAAGAACAAAGACAACTAAAAGCTAAATTAAAACTATGCAAATCTCTGAATTGATAAAGAAACATTTTCTAGATAGTTGTTCAGACAATATGCATGATTTAAAACATAGAAGAGAAATAATTGAAGTATATAAAGAACAGCTTAAAATATTAAAGGATTTTATTAAGGTAGAAGATGACAGTTTAAAAAAGTTAGAGAATGGGATTAATAAAGCATCCAAACAGAGCAAAACAAATAATTGATTTTAAAGGTGTACAAAATGGCAAAATACATCCATCAGATATTGATGCAGTTTTAGAATTTGATTCCAAGTATTTATTATTATTTGAATTAAAAAAAGTAGGTGTTAAAGTTCCATTAGGTCAGAGAATGATGCTAGAAAGAATAATAGATGCTTGGGAAGATTGTGGTAAGATTGGTAGTGTTGTTTATTGTGAACACAATACTATGTCTCATGAGACAATATATTTAAAAGACTGTAAGGTTATTGGATTATATAACAAAGGAGAATCTAAGGCATTTAGAAGTGATTTAACAGAGTTTCTCTTTATGTATGGAGAAAAGTATAACATTGAAAAAATATTAGCTTAAAATAGCTATCTTTGATTTTTCATTTTTGGGCTACTCTTATGGGTAGCCTTTTTTAGTTACTTCTTCTAAAGTATGAATATTGTAATAATGGGTCAGCACTATCTTCAGGTCTTGAATCAAAGTAACCTCTAGTAAATGATACATCACTAAATGCAGTAAGATTTGTTTGATTAGGTGTATGTGTTCTTAATTTGTATCTATTCTTTGCAATATTATATTCTAAATTATCTATAGCAGTTTGGTCAGTATTATCAGGCATTGTAGTGAAATTCATCTTTGGGAATGTCAACATAGTAATAGGTGTTAAGAATCCACTACTATCTTTTATTTTTCTATATGTACCTTCATATCTACCATTGTTTGTACTAACATCAGACAATCTTAATCTACACATCAATATTTCTAAATCTTCAGCATAATTATTATCAAAGTGTTGGTAGCTTGTTATATGACTACCAGCACTATTTACAAGACAATTTGAGTATCCAGTATCTTCTATCTGACCGAATCTTAAATCAAATGGTGGTACAACCCCACTATTATTTCTATAAGTAGGTTCTGATATTTTTGTAAGAGTAGAATAAAATTCTAATTCAGTTGTAGAAGAAAATTCTATTTGGTCTAAATACAATCTAAAAGAAGTGCCACTAGGAAAGTTAGCTTCTTCAGGCTCATAGAGTTCTACATATAAAGTACCAGTAACTGGTGGTGGTGTTAATGTAAAGTTATATCTTACCCATTCATTTGCAGTAGAACCTCTTATATTATTAATAGTTGTAGATGCAGTTTTCCATTCATTGTCAATAATAGAATAATAATAATTACTACCGCTTGTTGGGTCAACATATATTTTAAAGTAAAAAAAGTAATCTAATAAATTACCATCATAAGTTGCTGGTTGGTCAGCTTGTAACGCAAAGCTAAATTGTGTATCATTAAAAGTATTACTAATACTTGCAGAACTATTTGTTGCAATTATGTTAGATGCACCACCACCACTTGTGTCATTACCAATGTGTAAAAAACATTTGTTAGCTTGGTATGGTGTAATGCCATAAGTAGCAGTATCTTTATCTATTGCAAATGTTGTAGCAGTATCAGTTATTGACCATGTATTAATTGCATAAGCATCTGCTGGAATAGAACCTGATGGTGCTGATGTACTTTCAAAGTTACCATTTACAATTAAATCAGTTAATGTGTTTTTTATATTTACATTAACTCTATTTCTAATAGCTGGTCTCCTAATACTTTTAGACAAGTCACCATTTAAAGGTTGTATGGTATCAGCATTAGTTGTACTATTAATATTCTTTACCACCTCACCATTAGTTAATGATAGTGCTATTTCATTACCACCATTTTTATCATAAGTTAAAAATTGTGATGGATTTGAAGAAGAATAGTTTTGGTCAAAGGCAGAAAGTGACAATGCATCATTACTTATTATAGTCCATGTGCTTTCATGTTGAAATATTCTACAGTTAAACATTTTTAGCAAACTGCTTAATATAAACTTACAATCTAAAGGGTTGCCATTTTGGTCTTTAAATGCTTCAACATTATTAATATAAGTTTGTGAAAATGGATTGCCTTTTGTGACACTCGCCCCATCAGCAGAATTTTGAAAAATTCTACATAGATATTTATAAGAAAAATCTAATGACTTACCACTATCCCCTTGTCCATTTTCTAAATTGATTTGTCTTAAACATTCAGTAATCGCATCTTTAGCAGAAGGTCTTGTTGTAGATAATCCATAATCATAACCATCTATAGTTCCTAATAAATCACTAGCATAAGCCTCTACCAAGAATGGATATGGTTGTAATGGTAAATTAAATGAATCTTGTACAATAAATCCACTCCAATATTTTCTATATATTTCATAGCTTTCACCACCAGCACTAGAAAAAATATCAGCAGATAATTTTATTATTGTATCACTACTAACTTGGGCTACAGTTGTTCTATCACTTGTGGTTGTATTTATTACTATGTCTCCAACTTTTAATGAATTTGTAAAATTTACAGATGTATCTTTTAATCTACTTGCTACAGCATAAGCATCACTTGTTCCATTTAATACTTGTGAACTTACTATTGTTTGGAATTGTCTATCATTTTGTGGTTCTAAAAATTGTATGCTACCTTCAGCATTCCATAAGAAATCAGTAAGATTCCAATTTGAATCAGATAACTCCCATGTTTTTGTTCCAGTATTTTCATCCACATAAAATTGAAACTTACATGAACTACCTATGATTGGTGAAAAGAAATCATCATCTTGCTGGTATGATACTACAACTGGATTTGGTCCGAGTATTAAATTAGTTGAAATAGCACCAGTATATCCATCTTCTAATATTTCTAATAAAAATTTATTTTCATCAGTATCAAAGAAATTCACTCTAAACAATTCACCGTATGCCATAATCTTAACCAGTTATCCTTGTTCTAAAATCACCAGCCCTTTCTAATGCTAAAACTAGGTCTTGACCTCTTAGTGTAAATTGACCTTTTTGTGTGCCTTGACTAGCATTCATTAAATGTGGTAATTTTTCTAATGGTATAATAGCTTCAGCGCCAGCCTCACCTACAAGACCCATAACTGGTCTAGTCACAATACCACCTTCAGCAAAGGCAGTAAGTCCAGCAAAAGCACCACCAACCAATGATGTAGCCGCTGCTATCATGCCCGGTAATGCAAAGAATCCACCCGGTATCAATGATGCAGTATTTGTTGCAGAAGATATTGCACCAGCTTGTGCTGTAGAGAATTGTGATGCTACTTGTCCTTTAGCTAAAGCCTTAGAAACTGCCGCATTGATTATTGATTGTATTGCTAATTGCATCAATACTTTTAACATACTTTGCACAATACCTTGTATGCCTTCATTAGCTAAACCAAGACTAGCAATAAATTGGTCAGATAATCCAACTAAATGTTGTTGCATAATACCAGCTACTTGTTGGACTTGTTGTTGAAAACTTTGGAATTGTTGTAACCTTTTTTGGTTTTGTTCTTCAAACATACTATCTACTGATTGTGATAAATCAGCATTAGCTTGTTCATTAATTGCATTTAATTCATCTCTAAATGTTTTAACATTTTCTAATTCTTTTTCTAGTTCAGAAAAATCTATGACATCATCAAATTCTAAATCAGCTTCATCACCCATCTTTTCAGCAAGGTCTACAGCTTCTAAACTTTGTAGTTTTCTTAGTTCTTCAGTTAGTTGTCCAAATGCTAAAGTATTTTCTTTGCCAAGATTTAATAATTCTATTAAAGTTTCTTGTGTAAGTTTTATGCTTTCGTTTGTTAAATCAAATTCATCACCTAATATTTTTTCAGCATTTTGTAGTTCTTTTATTTTTTCTAAATAATTATCATATTCTTCATTGAGATTTTTTATGGTTTCTACATTATCATTATTAGAATCAGAATTTTTATCTGTTTGTTTATCTAGATTATCTAATTCAGTTGTTAATTCTTCTACAACTAATTTTTGTTTTTCTAAATTTGCTTTTGCTTCTTCTACTGCATCAATAAATCTTTGTATTTTTTCTCCTTCTAATCCTTTCTTTTGCCAGTATTCTAAAGCACCAGTAGTTTGGTCAACTTTTTTTTGTAATTTATCTAATCTATCTAAAGCAATTTCTACAGCACTTCTATCATCAGGTTTACCACCTAACAAAAAGTTTAAAAATCTTAATCCTTTGTTTACTAATGGTAAGGTAGTTTGTCCAATCTCTAATAAGTGGTCATTTAGTTTGGCTATTTCAATATCATAATCTTTAGATGCAGACTTAGAATCTTCAAATGCAGTTTCAGTTGCACCAGTAGATTTAGACATATTATCCATTATAACTCTAGTGCTATCAATACCCTTACCAAGTAAATCCATTACACCAAGTAATGCTCTACTATTATTAAAGACATTTTGTTGAGCTTCTACATTACCTTCAAAATTTAATTTTAAAGTTTCTAGTAATGACAGTAGTCCTTCTTCTTTTAGTTGTTTTCTTAAACCCTCATAAGAAAGGTTCATTTTTCTAAGTTCTTGCCTACCTTTTTCAGTTGGTTTTATTAATCCAAGTAATATTCCTTTTATCGCAGTAGATGCCTCTGCCGCATTAGTACCAGTTCTTGACATTGCCGCGAATGCACCACCAACTTCATGGAAGTCTACTCCAAGTTGTGATGCTATAGGTAGAACTCTACCCATTGAATCACCTAGTTCACTAGCCTCTAACTTACCTTCTCTTACAGCAGACACTAAAACATCTGTCGCATCACTTGCAGTTAAGTTTTCAACACCATACGCATTAAGGGCAGAGGTCGCTAGGTCCGCAACAACCTTTGTTTCACCCAATCCAACTGATGCCGCCTTCAAAGATTGCTCTAGAACAGCCATTGCATCTTTACCTCTTAGACCAGCAGAGGTAATAAAGAACAATGCTTCAGCCGCCTCATTTGCACTTACACCAGTATTTACTGCCATTTTTCTAGCACTTTCACCCATTGCATCCACTTCATCACTAGCAACTCCTACAAGTGCTTTTATTTGTGTCATGGATTTGGTGAAGTCTTTTGCTAGTCTTACAGATTGATAACCAGCACCCACTAAAGCACCAGTCATCAAAAGTTTTAAATTACTAGCAACTCCTTTAATTTGATTTTGAAAACCATTAAGTGATTTTTGAGATGTTTGAATAGCACCTTTAAATCCTTTTGCATCACCAGTAACTCTATAGTGTAATCGTTCTTGTCCTAACATAAGAAATATTTAGAAACAAATATAAATATTTTAGAACTTACGTTTTTTTCCATTCTTTAATGTTATTCCATTTATCAATTAGTGAATCTAATTGCTCTTTAGATAATGGTTTTGCTTTTGGAATATTGTCCTTAGCATCTTGTGGTAATTTGAATAATTTACTAGGTTGTATTCTTTGTGATGATTTAGTAGCTTTTAGATTTATCATCATGGTTGCTAAATATCTTAGCCTTTCCCATTCTAAATTTTGTTTTATTTGGAAGGATTCTGAAAGCCTTATATTTTCATTTAAAGTATTTTTCCAAAATGTATCAGGATGTAAACCACATTGACCTATGTAATAATCTAGGATTAATTCCCAACTATCACCATCTACTTTTTTTTTTGATTTTTATTGTTCCTTTGAATACCCATATTTAGGTCATTGCCCAAAATTCTAGATTGAGAAAGTGTATTCATAACTTTGGTAAGTTGCTCTGAATCAAAATCTTCAAGCCAAGAGCCAACATCATAAATAGTATAATCAATATTGTTTCTTTCTTCTTGGTCATAAGCAATTAAACCTGAATATATTAAAGCCCTTATTGTTGAAACATTAATTCCTTTAGTAAAGAATTTATCTAAATCATTAAGACCTATGTTTAATGTGTCAGTAAAGTGACACCAAAAATTCATAGAGAAGTGGAGGGTTCTTAGTTTCCCTCCAATCTCTACCTCTACGTAACCTCTTTTACTATTCATTAAGTAAATGTACAATTAATAATTGTAAATTAAAAATTAAGAATTAGTACCAATAGTTACACTACCAGTTGAAGAAAAACTCCCTGAATATGATACTGGAGATTCACTCTCTGCACTATATTCTATTGATGTTAAAAAGCCATCACAAGAATAAACAACATCACCAGTTAAGGCAGTTGCAAACTTGCAATTAACTTTTGTTCTATTATTTATAAACACCATTAATTCTTCAAGATTTGTTGCATCATCGTAAGCTACAAAACCATCAAAACTAAAATCTAGTGACCTAGTTCCAGCAATAATTTCTCTATAACCACCTGAATCTTTTGATGTAGCATCAGGTGTGTCTAAAGAATAACTTATTGAAGATGAAGTTGCATGACCAATAGGAGAATAACTCCCACCATCAGCATTTTTGATACTTAATACAACGGTAGTTCCGTTCATTAAACCAGTTGAAGGCATAGTATTAAAATTTAATTGTTAAACATATAATACTACAAAACTAAAGAAACAATATTAAAATTATTTTTATTCAGATTCTTTTTCAGATGATTTTTCTTCTGCAACACTATCCTCATCTTCTAAGGTAAGTGTAACTGAAGTTGGGTTAATCTGTAATTCAATATTAGAATCTAAGTTGCTTTTTAATTCAGCAACCTCATCATCACCCATAGTTGTTTCAACCCATCCAGTAACAGTTGCATTTGTTAGGTCTGCAAATGGTATGAAGTCTTTAATATCATCTGTAGAAATAGATTGTGTTCCATAAGAACTTGCAATATATGGGTTACCCTCACCATCTTTTTTAGAACTTGTTGCAGTAATTCTCCAATGTACGTTATAAACAACATCAGTTTGTTTGTCAAAAGTAGGGTAGCAATCGACTGTTTTGCAATTCCAAGAGTAAGTATTAGCCATAATTTTTTATTTTAATTTATACAAATATAACACTTTTTTACTTTTAACTTCCATCAACATAAGCTACAGTAACTCTGTCTGCTCTTGGCATACCATCACCACCACTTTGTGCATATCTAAATTTTGCCATTGGATGTATACCCATACCCGCTGCTCCTGCAAAAGTAAAAGTAACAATAGTACTTTGCCCACTATTTGTTACTGCTAATGATACATCTATACCCTCGAAAGTTGTTGCTCCTTCATTACCATTACTGTTATTATTATATCCACCCACAAAGCCCTTTGTAAATCCATCTGTACTTGCAAACTCATAATCTAAAGACCAAGATGCCCAACCAACTTTTGCATAGGTAAAAGTTACAGTACAGTTTTGTGTAGTTGTTCCTTGCATTGGAACAAGTACATCTATGTAACCACCTCTAGCGGCAGTAACACTTATATCATCACCAGTTTCAGTAACTGTAATATCAGAATCATCGTATGTTGAGCCAACTGTTAAGCTTCCCCAAACTGACAATTTACCTTTATCAACTGTATTATTAATAGATACATTTCCACCGCTTCCAACTCGTAAACGTTCTGAATCAGAAGTAAATAATTTTATAGTTTTAGCTTCTTGATTATTGATTAAGAAATCACCATCTGCATCAATACCTAAAACTGTACCATCACTACTTGCAGAGCCAGTTGTACCATTACTGAATTGCTGATAAACTGCTGTAGAGGTATTTGAATTATGAATATCTAATTTAAAATTAGGTGCAACTTTTCCGATACTTATATCACCACCATTTGGATTTAAAGCAATAGGCATTTTAGTGCCTAAATCACTTCTGTCTGTACCTTGTAACCAAGCACCATGAGATGAACTTCCTATCCCAAAATCTAAAACTCTAGTTTGACTTGTGCTTTGCCCTAATCTAAATCTTGTCCCAGTACTTACAGTCGTACCACTTGAAGCTGGATTTGAAACAGAACCCGCTCCTCTCACATCTAATGTTGTTGCAGGAGCCGTCTCACCTATGCCTACATTTCCACCACTCGTTATGCGAACTCGTTCACTTCCAGCAGTCAAAAATCTCATGTTACCATTTGAACTATTTGCACTAATATCTAATAATGGTTGACCACCAGTTGTGTTGCTTCCAAAAGTTCCTATAACTGTACTTTCTTTTCTTATTTCAATAATACTTCCATCATTTGCATTATTTTTTCCTATAGTTAATGCAACATTATCTGACGTAGTAGCAATTTGTGTATGACCACTTGAAAATTCATAGCCAAAGCCTTTTTGGTCAGAAAATCCGCTAGCTGGATTTACTACAGTATTACCAATAATGAAATTGCCATTACCCGATACTCTAAATCTTTCTGTAGCACTTGTGCCAACTATAGCACTTGCATTTTCTCTTTGCCATATATAAAAATCAGAACCATTTACACCTACATTTGTTCCATCACTTGCAGTATTTCCAGTACTTGTATTTATAAAGTGTGCATACGATTGCGAGTCAGATGAATTTACACTCAAAGCATAATCAGGGCTTGAATCATTTATGCCTAATCTTGCACCAGTAAAATAAAAAGATTCTATATCACCCCTATAAAATAAATTATCATCATTATCAGGGTCTTTAAATTTTATTCCAACATACCCATCGCCTGATTCAATCCTTAAAGGTGCATCTGAAGTAGCATCATAAATGTGAACTTTATTTGAAGGGCTGGTAACACCTACGCCAAGTTGTCCAGCACTTGTAATTCTTGCACGTTCTGAACCATTAACATTAAATCTCATATTACCAGCTTCTCTATTTTGTATTAAGAAATCTAAAGCATCTAATGTAAGAGTAGCACCATCAGTAGAAGTTGAACCTGAATCGTTATTTGTAATATGTATATCAGGTAAAGTGCTTCTGTGTAAATGAAAATCTCTTGTTGGAGCTATTCCAATTCCTATGTTGCCTGATGTGTTTATTGCTAAATGATTTGCACTACCTAAAGAATTTGTATTATTTATTTTTAAAAGATTTAAAGAATTGTCTAAACCTATAAAAGCATTATTATCAGCAGTTGTATATTCAACAAAGGCATCACCAGTAGTAGCTTGTATATTTATACCAGTTACATCATCAGAGATGTGTAATTGTCTATCAGGAGATGCAGTTCCGATGCCTATCTCACCAGTTTGTTTTATGATAAATTCAGCCCCAGTATCAGGGTCTGTATTTCTTGAAATACCAAATTTTTCACCTCCAGTTATTCCTGCATACCATCCATTTGTATCATCTACATTTGTCCATCTTAATAAACCACCTCCACTATCTGTTTCGTGTAATCTTAATATTTCATAAGTAGCTGATAATACATTTAATTTTGCAGTTGTCAAAGTGCCACCTATTGATACTTGACCACCTGATAAGATACGCATACGTTCTGAACCAGTATTAGATGATGATGTGAAGAAAGTAATATGTGAATCACCAGCAGATGAACCTCTTAAACCTCTTATACTTGCAAAACCATAAGGGTTTGCAGATTCTTTATTATAAAATCTAATCTCACCTAACCTACCATTAGCACTTGTTTGACTTGCAGAACCTAATTCAAATGCACCATAATTTGTTGAACTACCTTCTACTGTAAGTGTACTTGAAGGAAATCCTGCTACATCAGGCGATGAAGTTCCCAGCCCAAGATTACCTGACGAATCAATTTTTACATTAACACTTCCTTCGGAATCTAAAGTACCATCTTTAAATTCTAAACCACCACTATCCATTAATATTTTTGGAGTTCCACTTGCAGTTCTATCAAATGCTAGAATAGGCGATTGACCTCTAATTCCTAAAGAACCACCACTTGTTGTATCAACAACTGCAACAGTTGGTTTTGCAGTAGTAGCTGTAAACGTACCACCGACGGAAAGTAAAGAATTAGGCGAATCAGTTCCAATTCCTACATCACCTGAAGAAGTAACCCGTAACCTTTCGTTTAATGTAGTTCCTGTAGAAGCACCAGTCGTTATATGAAAATCATTTCCTGTAACTCCTAATAAGACACCATAAACTGCTGACGCATTGTCTATAATATTTATATATGAAGTTGCATCTGTGCTTTCAAATTTTGAGGTAACATTTGTTGTGCCTGAATTTACGTGAAGAAAATTGTCAGCACTTGATGTATTTATACCAACTTTTCCGTCTGATAAGATACGCATACGTTCTGAACCATTAGTGTCAAATCGCATGTGATTATCACTATGGTCATAACGAATAACACCCACGTCTTGTGAGTTAGTATCACCAAAAGCAATAATACTTGCAGAAGTATTTCCTGCATTAATTTGTATTCCTGCATTACTTGCAGAAGTTGCTGAAATAAGGTATGTACCTGATATGGTTGGTGGTGTTCCTCCATCTGTTACGTGAAGTTTTGAAGAAGCGTTTATAACTCCAATTCCAACTAAACCTGTGCTATTTAAAGATATTGATTTAGCATTGTCCCCATCAAATCTCCAATATGAAGTAGTACCATTAGCCGCTATTTGATAATTCCCACTTTGTCCAGTATCATTTAACACCAACCCAGCAGTAGAGCTACCTGATAAAGTTAATTGATATCCAGTCGCAGGCGATGAAGTACCTATGCCTAATCTACCACTTGCATCTAGTCGCAATCGTTCTAAAGGAACAGAACCACTTGAATCAGGTGAAGTGTAAAATGCTAAAAATCCACTTGCATTACCACCTTCCCTTGCACCAACAATTCTTGCACCCACTAAAGAAGCCCCTGTGTTTGTAGAAGAAGCATTGAAATCTATTGAAGTTCCTGAACCTACAGTTGCATCATCTGGGTCTAATTTTAATGCAGTAACAATATTTGCACCACTTGATGCTTTAAGTATGTGTAACGGAGCATCAGGCGAACTTATACCAACACCAACTCTTTGTGAAGTATCTATGGTTAAAGCAGTTGTATTATTTGACTTAAAATCTAATCTATGATTTGTTGAAGTTCCAATAACACCAACACTTGCTTGTGCTTGGTTAAATAATGTTACTCCACTTGTCCTTGTAAGATTCAATTGCCCATTACCACCACCACCTGCAATCTCTATTGTTGAACCACTTTCAGACATTATTGAATCAGTAATTGTGTCAGAATCCGACCACTTTGTAATCTTACCTGCCGTACCACTACCATCGACAGCACCACTTCCAATAGGTATTTCAACAACTTGACCACTAGAAGTAACACCTAATCTTTGTGTAACTGTACCAGTAATTGAACCACTACCATATTGAGCAAGTGTCAATCCATTTGTTTGATGTAGTGTTAATTTAGTTGCACCTTGTAAACCTATTTGAATATTATCTGTAGCAGTTGTACCTTTTATAAATACATCACTTGTACCAAATTGTAATTTATTATCATTAGATAATTGTATGTTACCACTAGAAATGGTTAATGCTTCAGTAGGTGTAACACCAATACCTAATTGAGATGTAGATAAAAACAATGGTGAATCAGTACCATTACCATCTGTAAGTCTTTTTGCAGTTGAGCCTATAACCGCATTGTCAGTAGTTTTTAATAAACCTAAATACGAAGCTGATATATTTTTTCCAGTAAGAGTAGTTCCCATAAGAATATTTTATTTACAAATATACTATTTTTTCATTTTCATAATATGCTTGTTGTGATGCACTCTATGACAGTTAGCACATAGTATCTCACACTTAGCTAAAATTTCATATAAAATCATGTCAACTCTACCATCAGTAAAGTTTTTTTTGGACAAGTTTCTAATTTCTCTAGCTATTGCAAATTTTTTTCTTTTTGTATGGTGAAAGTCTAATGCAGAAAAGTTTTTATCATAACCACATTTTACACATTTAATCTCTATGTGTTCAGATAATTTATAAATAAATTCTTGTTTCCAATGCCTATGGTTTTTTTCTCTTTGTTTGTTTCTGCAATCTCTACAATGAATTTCAGGTTTCCTATTTTCCCTTTTGTAGTATCTATGTAATGGTTTATATTCTTTACAAGTAGCACAAATCTTACCTTCCTTGACCTCTGTATTTTGAACCTTTATAGTATTTTCCACTTTTTTGATTTGTGTTTCTATTTTTACTATGTATTCCTTTTCTTTTCTTTTTTGGTTTATGCTCGTATGCTTTTGGAAAAAATCTTTTAGCCATTACTTTTGCTTATACTTTTCCAAGCCACGACTTCCAAAGTATGCACCTATAACAGTAATCAAAACTATTTGTAATAAATCTACCCAGCTTTCTTTTACCTCAAAAGATATTTTACCAGCATCTACAAATACAAGCAATATTGTACTTACTACTAATATTAGCAATACCAATGGTCTTATGTTTTTAGATAACCAACTATCAGATGTAGAATCATACTTCCATCTTTCAGTAGTATTCTTTTGCATTTCTATTTCAAAGGATTGAAAGAGTTGTTGTATTTCTTGGTTTGCCTTATGCTTGTCCTCTTTAGTCATGACAAACCTATCTACTATATCAGCTATACCTTTTGTGGTTTCTCCAAAAATTTTTTCAAATATTTTATTCATCTCTTAAAAAAACACCTATGAGCAACATACTAATTGCAAAAGCAATTACCATAAATACAGATTCTACAAGCATTACAATTCATCTATTAAATCAATTAATTTTGTTTCTATTCTTAAAAAAATTTCTATTCTTTGTACACCTTCCCATTCTTTTAAGCCATCAGCTACATCCATTAGTGTATTTATTTTTGATATGGTTTGATTAACCCTTAATTGTTTGTTAACATCACTTTCAGATAAATTTATATCACTTAATAATTTCATTCGTTCTTCCAAATTATATAGTTACTATTCTTCCAAAAATCATTTGTATTTTTAGTACCTACATTTAATGATTCTTTATTTATGCTAAATCCAGCATCTGTTACAGCATTTGCTATAGCATAAAAATCAATATAATGATTTTTTTTTAATTGTACTTTGTAAGTGACTTCTTCAATGTCAGCTTCAACACTTTCTATAAAGTAAACTTTTTCTAATTGTTTCTGAACATTTAATGAACACATACTACAAGTAAGACCATCCACTTTAAATGTAATATTATTTAATGCTAAAATTACAAAGAAGATTTTAGCAATCATTTTTTATAAACTTTATCTTCTAAACTATTTAATCTTCTGTTAGTTTGTTCTTCGTATTTTTCTAGTTCTTTGATTAAGTAATCTATTTTTTGATTTATTACTTTAGTATCATCTTGTTCTATCTTATATTCAGGCAATGTCTTAGCCACTTCTATTTCAGCAGTTAATTGTGAATATGTCATAGTTAATGATATAATACCACCTACCAATAATCCTAAAAATTTTATATCTATTTTGATATCGCTTTTGCCATCTCCGTCAACGTCCAAAGCAACTTTTTTGTTTGTTATATCATCCATGTTTTGTGATTTAGATTTCTTCAAAATTAATAATTTTAATTGATAGATGTTTTTGAGATTCTAGTATATCAGCAATAATTGGATAAATTCTTTTGTAACAATTTGATGATTGCCCTAGAAACGGCTCTTTGTTAGTATTTTGTGATATAACATCGCCAACAAGGATGCAACCGTGTGTGTGGCTAGTATCATTACCACAATGAATAAGAATATACTCAAAGTTAGGAACGTCAGTAATGTGTAGCATACCTCTATGAATGTTTGGAAAACGCTTTGAGTATTTATTGTGGTAACCGCCTTCCTTTCTGTATTTAATCTTATAAGTGCCTTCAGGTATGCGAGTTTCTCCATAAACTTTGACCTCACGTTTTTCATCTTCAAGAGTAAAGCATAAAAAATCTTTTTTGTTTGTTTCATCATCTACTAAAAATATTAGCCCTAAGGTACTATCTTTTTCTGAACTATATCTGTACAACTCTAATCTCATAATTCTTCAACAAGATTTGAAAAAGTTAATATACCTCTATAGATTGTTTGTGTCTCTGTATCTTCAGTAATATATGTTATACCATCATTTTGAGCAGAAATGCATTTAAAGTTATCTGAACTTAAATCAAAGAATGTATTTCTAGAAATTAATCTTTGAGTAATTTGATTCATGCCTAAGTTAGCATCTAATTGACCACCAGTATTAGTATCAAAAGCAGTTACAATTTCTACTTGTGTTTGTATGTTGTTTAAGTAAGTGTCTTTTATATCATCAAAGATTAAATTACTTATAGAAGTAATTAGTATATAAGGCTCACTAGCAGAAGATGGCACAACATTATAAACTGGTACATTAGCACTATTTAATGTTATGTTGCCATTTAAAGCAGTAAAAACTTCTTTTCTAATAATATGACTTGCATCTTTCATATATCTCTTAATTTACTTCTTATACTCTTTATAAACTCAAAGGTAGCCATTTTAATTGCTGGTCTAAAGAATGGCTTTCTACCTTGTATGCTACCTCTACCAGCTTTACCAAATTCTACAAATACAGCATAATCTATTTTATATCCTACTACATAATTGAATGCTTTACTTTCTAAGAATAATGATTGTCTTAAATTACCAGTAATGACTGGCACAAATTCAGTAGATATTTCAGCAATTCTAGAAACATATTTTTTTAGTTCCATATCAAAACCTTGTGTTGGTTTTACAAACCTTCTAAGGTTTCTCATTTTTCTATTGAACCTTATTTTATCAGATGTCCTCAATTCTATTCCTGACTTTCTTGCCATATCATTGTTGTTTATCAGCTAATATCTTATAAGTATATAAATCTTCTTCATACATTTGATTGATTCTATATTGGTTGCTATCATTAGTAAGTAATAGCACATCACCTCTTTGAATGTTTGTAGTTGCAGTATTTTTTCTAAGAGTTAATTCAATACCAGTTTGCAAAATTCTTTTGCCATCTCTAAAAATCATTTGACCATCTGTAAATTTTCTATCTGCCCAAAATGTTCCTACAGTAGATTGTGATGATGTAAAGCCACCATAACCATCAGCACTATTTGTATTTCTTTTAACAGTAACCCTATATCTTAAATCACTTGCATTTATCATAACTCATTGTAATAAATATAAGGTGACAGAATGCTTTGTACATCATTAGGTATTTCATTTACAGTCTTACCTTTTACAAAGTTTTCTCTATTATCATAATAAGTTGAGGCTAACATTTTGATAGCATTTTTTAAGTCATCATAACCAAGACCAGCAGTAGTGTAAACAATTTTAATGTTCTTGTGAATAGCACTAGATATTTCTACATATCTATCTTCTAATCCAAATGATTCATAATTAATATTTGAAAGTGAACCATCACTTGCTTGTGTTTGCACACTTGTGATAGCACTAATAGGTGCATAAGGTAAAACTATCTTTGACCTTCTTTTATATAAGTTACCATATTCTCCTGAAGTATTAACATTGCTAATGAATAGACTTCTTGTCTTAGCAACAATATCTCTATTTATTATTGCCTCACATTTCAGTCTAGCAGAAACAATCATATTAGCTACAATAGTATCATCATCAGATGTTTCTATTCTTGCATAGCTTTTTAATTCAGAAGATGAAACTATTTCACTTCCAGTAGTTGAATCAATTTGAACACTAATCATTACTTGCTTTCTTTTTTCCCTTTAAACTCTTTTGTTTCTTTAGTTGCTTTTTCTTCTTTAGTATCTACCTTTTCACCCCATCCTTTAGCAATCCATTTAGAAACATTTTCACTTGGTACATCTACAATGCTTCCAGCTTTGTAATCTATACCATCTTTAGTTATTTCTATTTTACATTTAATTTTCATAATACATAAATTTTGATTTTAACAAAGATAAAAAAAAAGAGCAACTAATTTAGTTGCCCTTAAAACACCGTAGTATTTTTTATTTATTTAATAACTCCCATCACCATTTTTAACTCCAGTATTATATTTACTATAATTACCAGCAGTCTCACCCTCCTCTAAATTATTAGTGTATGCCATGCCCTTATAAAAGATTCCTCTTTTATCGAGTTCTTTTGCATACAACTCTTTCAACTCTCTGTTACATTCCGTTTTATGGTGTCCTAATGCTTCCGAGTAAGTTACATAAGCATTATAGTACCATTGTAATAGGTCTGAATCTGAAGCCTTTTGTAGTGTATCATTTTCTATTGCGCCAATACCATTAGCCCAAAATTTACTACCTTCTTCAAATCCATATCTGTATACAACTCCATCTTGTTCCATCGTTCTCATAATTTTCATTTTTAATTATCTGCAAAATTGCATTGAAGCTAAGGGTGGAATTGAACCACCCTACAACCATTTTAGCTTTTATAAAGATTCTACTGTTTTTAGTTTTTGATTTGCTTTAATCATCTCTTTAGCATATCTCATTATTTTAATTTCATTACTTACATCATCTTCATCTTTTTCATCTAACCATTTCATTAAATGATATATTTCATGTGTTAAAAGACTGCTGTGGATTCTTAATGAAACCCCAGTAGATGATAATGTTACATATTGAGAAAAATCATAATTTTTATTGATTTTAATATCTAAAGTCATGTGTGCTACTTCAACACCTGAACCTAAATCTTCAATGTGATTAAATTTTAATTTGTTTATTGTTTTCATAGTTTTCATTTTTAATTTTTAATTATAATTCAATTTAAAAATTTTTTTAATAAAAACAAAATATTTTTAAAATTTTTTTTAATTATTTTTTTTGGCAAAAAAAAAGAGGGTTAAAATAACCCCCTTTCTTATTCTAATAAGTATTACTTATTATGAAGTCTCTAACGCTGTTTTAGCAGTTGAGAATGCACCCTTAACAATACCTTTAGGTAAGTAGATAGAATGCGCTATTCTAGCAATTCCTCTAACAGACACTAAGTATTTATCAAAGTTATCATTGTTCTCATAACCAAAGTCAACTCTTAATCCTTCTCTTTGCCACACTTGTGATGCTTGAGAAAAATCAGCTACAACAAAGTTTCCAGCCGCCATTTTATTATTCATGTAAACCGGAACGCCATTGATTCTAAAGAAACCGTCTGCAGATACTAGAGAATTACCTCTTAGGTATTCGTTAGTCGTGTCCTTTAAAAGTGCGATTTTATGGAAGTCAGTTGGATTTAAAACAATACCATTAGCCGCGTAGTTAGACAATGCTAACTGATTCATAGCAACATATAAAACGTCTAGTTCTTGTGCTGATTCAATCGCATTAGCAAACCCACCAGCCGCGAAAGTAGTACCACCATTCATTAATCCTAATAAATTAGGAGAACTTCCTGAACCACCTATTAACTGGTCATCAATTACAGTATTAATTTTCGCTGGAAGTCTTTGTGACAAGTACGAAGAAAGTGCTGGAGTATCATCGAGCATCTCTTGTGAAATTGTCATTACAGCAGAAGTCTTTTGAACTACTGCATCTTCAGCGGTTAATTGGAACTCACTATCCGTTGGCGCTGAACCTTCTGCAACATTTGCCGCATTATCAGTATAAGCTGATTCTTTGACATATCTAATTACATTGGAACTTGTTGAACCAACTGGGATAATCCCCATCATGTTTGTGACGTTGCTTGGGTCGCGCTTTATGCCCTCGACTCTTTCAACACCAGTAGCATCTCTAGAAGAACTAGCACCAGCAAAATCAGATGATATTAAAACATCTGCTTTTAATTCTAATGATGCGTTTCCTACAGAGCCATCTCTCATTGCTTTGAATGATTCACTTTTATTAAGTGCATCACCAAATGCTTCAGATTTAGTTCTATAAACATTATCAAAGTTGTCTTTCTTATTTTCAACTTCCATCTTGTCTAATCTTTCAACTATCTCTGAATGCTTTTCAGTAAGGTTCTTAACCTCACCTTTAATTACAGTATCAACTTCATTGTTAACATTATCTTTGATTGATTTAGCAGATTTCTCTAGCTTCTCATCAATAACATTACAAATATCGTCTAACTGCTTTTTTATATTCTCATCCATTATTTTGAATTTAAATTGTTAAACATATAATTAATTATTGAATCTGAAGTTGTATTATCTTCTTTGGTTTCTAAGTGTGTATTATCACGAGTTAGTTCCTCATCAGATTGGTGTGTATTATCACGAGCAATCAAAGATTTTATAACTTCTAATTCATATTCAATAAGATAACCTAAGTCATCAGAAACATTACCTTTTCTAATTACTTTAATTAAATTATCAAATCTCTTTGTGAGGTAATCAATGTTATCATATTCACCTTTAACCTCTAATATCTTAGCCTCATCATTTGCCGCTATTGTAACAGCAGAAATCTCATATAGCTTTGCTTCTTTTATAACTCTTATTCCATCTTCATCATAGTCTTTTTTGACTGGCATTATTCCAACGCTGTTCTCGTCAATTACGCCATATTTCATGAGTTCCAATACCTCATTACCAAATGTAGTTTTTGGAACTTCAGCTACGAACACTAAACCCTTTTCATCTTCATAGAGTTCTTTCATTTTACCTATAGGCTTTGTAATGTCATGCTGATATAAATACTTAACTCTAGAACCATTGTTCTTAATTGTTCTTCTATAAGCACCTTTTTCTATTATATCATTATCAGAATCTTTGTTTCCAAATACAGAACCATAACCTTTTACAATCCCTAAGTTTTCATCTATGTCACTTATTTGACCTTGTTTATATATTACATTACTCATAATCTAAATTTTATTTTCAAAATTAGTATAATTTTTAATAAGATGTTTTTAGTCTATTTTAATAATAGGCAATGAAACACATTTACAATTTATTATTTCTTTTGCTAATGCACCCATAGAAGTATCACCGGGAAACATTAAATATGAAGAACCAACAATATATGGCTTTCCATCTTCTATTGGTGTCTTTTGATATACTATACTGGCAGAGGCATGAGTATCTCTAATATTGTTACCACCAGCTACCCACTTTTTAAATAGATTATCTTTACCATAAACATCTTGTGCTGACAATGAAATACCATTATTTGCCGCGGCAGTTGTTTCTGTCTGTACAATTCTTCTAGTCATCCATCTAGATTTATAATCTAGTCTTTTCATTACTTCTTTTACTCTTGGCTCTAAACCTAAAGACATAAACCTTTCATCAGCAGTCAATTCTCTAATTACTTTTTTAAGTGTTTCTCTAGCAACACCACTTACAGATGTCACTTGTGATGCAAGTGCCAAGTAATTTGTTCTTTGTGTTGCATACCTATCCATTCCATTTAGTACAGTAGATTCTAAGTTTTCTAATTCCCTTCTTGTTAGCTTTTGTCCTCTTTCTATTTTATCTATCAATCTATCTACTTCTATCTTATTTAGCTTCTCCACAAATAGCTTGAAGTATTTTCTGTACCAAAAATAAAACCTCAATCCAGTTTGCCTATACATTTGTTTATACATTTCAGTCATTTCTTTTTCTTGAAATAGTGTATTGAAGTTAGGATTGCTTACAGTATCATCAGTTTTATAAAACTCCATAGCCTTCTTATAATTGTCCATGTAATATTTATAAACCAAAGGATAGTTTTTCTTTTGAGCAATTTTTATTTGTTTGCCAAATTGCTTAGATATTTTATTTGCATTTTGCTTTGTCTCAATCTTTTTTTGTGTTAATAGATTATTGCACACAGCATATCTTTGATTTCTATTAGGGTATTCAGATGACATTGTATCATCTATCATACACCTACTCATAAACTGATTATCAGATTCTTGTGGTCTTGGCTTTGGTAATGGCATTATTTTTCACTTTTGTCAATTATTCTTTTACACCATTTCCACATTGCATCATCTTCTACTTTAGTTGCTCTTATGTCACCACCCCACAAAGCATAGGATACATCACCACAAATTGGCTTTCCTTTTTCATCTAGGTATTCTCCAGTAACATATTCATGAGCACGTGATAGATATGCAAATGTCTTTTTCACTATTGATAATGACAATGGCTTTCCAGCAATTAAATCAGTAGCACGACCTTTTCCAACAAGTGTTGCGCAAGGATTATTGTGTTCTTCATTTATAGACTTACCTCTTTCAGCATTCTTTCTTACAGACTTTGGGTAATCATCATAGTATTCTTGTTTTCTTTCTTCTTCATCATCATGATAATATTTTGATAATGCATCTTCTAATTCATTCATGTCTCCACATGGCATATAAACAGTACCATCTTCAGTTTCATGTGAATGTATTAATTCACAACCAATTTCACTTGCTCTATCTTGTGCTTCTTCTTCAGTAGAATACACTTCATCATTTATAGCTTTTAAATTTTTCTTTGTTGACATAGGATGTCCTTCAGGCAATAAGTCTTGGTCATGCCTACCACTTCTGAATTTACCATTTCTTAATGCATATAAAAATGAATTTACTCTTGCCATTGCCCATTGTTCAGGAGAACTTACAGTAGGTCTAACCGATTGAGGATTCGTCCTGAACGCCCCGATTCCCCTCTTATATACAGCATATAAAGTTCTTACATTTGTTTTCTTTGTTTTAGCATCACCTACTTTTTCATTATGGTCATCAGCTTTTTTTTGCAATGCCTTTCTTAGCTTTGCAGTCATCTCTTGTTTTTCTTCTTCTACAATAACTTCTTCTATTACTTCTTCTTCTACTACTTCTTCTTCAGGTTCTTCTATTTCAGGAAAAGCAACATCATCTTTTACACCCATATCTAAATCAGATACTGGCAATAGATTAGATGGTACAAGGTAGTCATCCATTATAGGGTTATCATCATCTACTCCATATCCTTGTGCTTGTCTTTTTTCATTTGATGTAAGCCAGTAAGACTTAGAAAGTGTATCTACAAGTTTCTCTTGTTCAGGCATTAATTCAGGTACAGCACTATAATCAAAATCAAAGTACAAGTCCTCACCATATTGTGGAACTAACCATCTATTAAATTCATCTCTAATTTTATTTAATTCAGGAATGATAGCATTAGTAAATAATACTTTTCTAGCAGTTCTATAATTATCATAAGTAGTTGATTCTGTGTTATTTAGAAGTTGAACTGGCACACCATATAAATTACATAAGTCTTTTATAGTTGCATTATATGATTCTAATAATTGTAGGTCAGATGTAGATAGTCCAAAGTTTATCCAGCTAAACTTCTTACCAGTAATCATTACATCATTTGCAGACTTACTTCCCTGAAAGTTTCTTCTAAATGCATCCTTCATTTGTTGTGCTTGCGTAGGTGTTAATTGGTCATCATCAGGTGTCAGCATACCTCTAGCAGATTGATTATGTAAGAATTTTAGATTTGTTTCTACAGCCTCATTGCTTGTAGTAAGTACCCTCATACCAGCTTGTATTGGTGATTGACCATATAAATGTGTACCATCATTAGAATAATCAGGATTGAAGTCAGCTATATGTAATACTTCTTCAGCATCTAAATCATACTTATTATCATTATACATCATAGTATATTTATTGACTGGTTTAAATATTCCATCAGATTTAATTTCTATTAGATGTGCTGGAAGATTATATAATTGATAATAGATATTTTTGTTTTCTCCATTTTCAGGTGAGATTCCATACACATATCTATTACCAGTCAGCTTACCAAATCCAACCATTTCTTCTAAGAATACAGCCCAAGATTGTGCTGGGTTTGGTCTTTCTAATAATTTACCTAATGCAGAATGCTGTACTTCTTCTAATGTATGCTTTCTTAATAGTTTAGCTTTTAATAATGATTCTTCATTTAATGTGTCAGATGTCAATGATTTATATTCTTTCATTGCATTTTCATCTACTTTCTTATAAATATTATAAGGTACAGTAATAGCAGACTTTGATATTAATTGTATTAATGAATATATTGTTGGGTTATATGCATAACCTTTTTCAATGTAGTCATCATTGTATTCATTATTAGAAATTGCAGAATTACCTATGTGATTATATATGAACCTATTGTAAGATTCATTAGTACCTTGTTGATTAAATGCCTTTAATCCATTCCTTAACCTTTGGAGAAAACTTGCCATATATAGAATTTATTTTCAAAAATACTAAATTTATTTAAACTATGATAAAATCTCTTTGTCTAGCAAGACCAGTTGTTGTACCATATCTAAGTGCATCCATTAGATGGTCTTGACCATTTTGCTTTATCTTATTTATTCTATCACCATCCCTGTTAGATTCCCATACATAATATTGATACTCGGTAAAAAGATTTTTGCTTTCTTTAGATGCATATACAGTATATTCTTTTATTGTAGATATTCCATTTAGTACACTATCTTTTCCTTTTTGTGAGGGCTTGACATACAAACCAAACCTTTTTAATTCCTCAATAGATTTAGGTTCAGCAGAATCGCAAATTATTATTTCTTCATTTATACCTAATTCTTTTACTTCATTATATATGTCTTGGTTTGTTAGTCCTTTCTTATATAACAATTCATGCACATACAATCTATCATTCTTTCTTCTTATTTCTATAAGTGTCGTTGGGTCGTTGCTAAAACCAAAGTCCATTCCATAAGCAACCTCACAATGTTCTTTATCTAAAAAGTCTTTATAATCAATCCAATTCCAGTTGTCATAAATAGCACCAGTTTTAAAGTTTGCCCTTAGACCTAATCCAAATACCCTCCATCTATCAGCATCTGTTTCTTTCATTCTTAATATTTCTTTTTTTATTTCTACATCTAAGAAGGCATTATCTTCAAAAGTTGTAATAAACAATTTTGCATCAGACCTATTGCTAATATCATATAACCAATGTATAACATCAGATGGGTTAAAGTCACACAGTATTCTTTCACTTGTTCTTAATGCTAATTGTTCAAAGTCAGATAGATGGAACTCATTTGCTTCGTTGAGCCAACATATATTTCTCTTTCGCCCCCTAACCTTCATCTCATTATCTAATGATATAAATTCTACTAAATGATTTTTATACTTAAAAGTAAGTTCAGCTTTGTTTATTTCTGCCATATAATATATGCCTACCTTTTGTGCTATCTCTATAAAGTCTCTATAAACAGAACCCTTTAATGCTGGAAGTGTTTTTCTAGCAATAGTTATTACAAGTTTGTCCTTTCTTGTTGTTAATAAGTATATGATATACTGGCAGAGTGCATACGTCTTACCTGACCTAGATGAACCCTGATGTATGATTATTCTTTTGTTGCTATTGATTGTTTGATAAAATTGAACATTACATTCAACTACTTCTTTTTTTCTGCTGGTTTCCATTCAATTAATTTACTTTCTACAGAACCATTGACATTTAATTCTTGTCGTTCCACATAGCCTCTATCCTTAGCTTTTGTCTTTAGGTAGAATATAGTTGCAGTTGGATTACCATCTTGTATTTGTTTGAACAGTTGACTTTCAGCAAAGTCCTTAGCAACATTACTTAAATCATCTACTTGTTTAGCAAACTCTTTATCATCTTTGTAATATCTATAGAATGTAGTTCTATCTATACCTACTTTTTTACAAGCAGTAGTGACAACACCTAAAGATTTTTCCAATCCTTGCAGTAGTGCTTTTTTAGTATGTTGTATTTTGTTGCTTTTCATATTACAAAAGTATTATTATTTTTTATAAGTATCTGATATTAAACATGGTACTGCATTATTCCAGTTGATTTTATGATGTATCCTACTATTATTAGTATTCAATACAGATATTTTAGCACAATCAGGTGAATACATTACTGTATAAAATGATTTAGTATATGTACCAGCATTCAAATACATTTCTGTCAAGCCACCTTTGTTAGATTGTGTATCTGTTTGTTTTAATGATACATTCATAATAGTTAAAAATAAATCACCAACACTACCAAGTTTAACATAAGTATTTACATCATCATTCATTCTACCAAAATATTTGAATGGTCTTTCTGTACTACAGAAAAAACTATTCATTGCCTTTCTTCTCATCTTTAATTGTCTTGCATGACCATTTTGGATACCACCAATCCAGTCACCATTTTGTGAAATAGCTATTGACTTTGCATCTATAGATTTATAATAATCTAGTAGTGCATCTAATATCTTATCTAGATTTTTGATATAGGCTCTACCAGTTTTATATTCAAAGTTATCATCAAATCTGTATGAGAAATCTGTATAATCATCATCTAATACAAGAAAGTAAGTGTACCCTAATTCTTTTGCTAAATCAAAAGCAATATTTCTTGCATATAATACTGTGTTCTGATGTGTAAAGTTATCACCAATATCTTGTTGTACTTTATCTTTATCAAATACTAAAACTTCATCTTTATATTTTTGTTTGTATTCATTTAGCTTTTTATCATCTGTAGAACAGATAATATATTTAGTACCAGTATATCCAAATCTATTTAATGTTCTATATGTTTTAACATTATGTGGTCTGCCAAATGATAATATAAAAATTGTAAAGTCTTTATTTTCCATGCTCTAATATTCCCTCTGTTTTATAAATGTCTGCAATCTTTTTTGATAACTCTACATATCCATTCTCTACAGCTTTATTGAAGTCAATAATAATCAATGCTAACTTCTCCATCATCTCTTGCATATCTTTGTCAGAGTGTGCATATAAATCTGCAATCTTAGAATAATCAAATACTAAGTGTCTATAACTAGCATAAACTAAAAATTCTTTTTGTTCATTAGTCAGTTTTGATTTCTTTATTTCTTCTATGAACTGCATTGTTTTTTGTGTATCTAAAACATCTTTAATATCAGGCTTTGTGTTGCTAGGTTTATATGTAGGTGCTATAATTTTAGCTGTATATTTTTCATCTACATCATCTTCTGTAAAATTAACTTCTAATCCCCATTCATTTAATTTATCTATATCCCATTCATTAGCAAGTATATCCCAATCCCAGTCTCCAAATCCTACATTGTCTTTTACTATAAATTCTTTCTTTTGTTCTTCAGTCCAGCCTTCTGCTACATCTATTAATACTTCTTGTACACCAGCTTTCTGTAATGCTTTTAGCCTCATGTTACCACCAAGAACAACCATATCTTCATCTACTACTAATGGTCTTTTGTCTAACATCTGTGGGAAGTCTTTTATTGACTTGACTAATTTATTAAAGTTCTTTTTGGATATTGTTCTAGGGTTTTCATTATTTGGTATAATCTCTTTTATGTTTACTTTCTTTCTCATATTAACAATATTTAGCAACTATGTTTGAATATTTTACATGATGTCCATCTATACTTTCTTTAAAAAAAAAATAGAGATACCAAAGTTCTTTTAAATATAATTCTACTTGTGGTTCATCTCTATAATATTTTTCATCTACTGGGAACAGTTCAGCTAAAGCAAATATCATCTTATATGTTTCTACATCATCACCATAATCATATTTACCAGCTTTGGCTTTGTTTTTTTGATGTCTTATGTATCTATGGAATATGTCAAATAATTGCTCTTTATTTCTCCTCACATCCCAAAAGTATGATAAAATCTTTTCTTGTAATAGCAATTCCCTGATATTTGTATAGCTTACTATTATCTTTTTCCATGTACAGTAGTGATTTTTGTTTATCAATTATTATTTTTTTTGGATTATCAATATCAAAAAAAACCTCTTTATTGTGATTATTTCTAAACACAGTAAAGAGGTTTATCATAGTACGGCAAGGGTTATCTGTCTTGCCTAGTATTTCATTGTCATTATCAGAATAATAGTAGTTACTCTTTAACTTCTTTTGTCTCTGATACTTCTTCTGCTTCTTCATCTTGTTTTACTTCTTCTACAGTAGGTGGTGTAACCCCGAACTGCTCTAAAGCCTGTAAAACTAATGAACTTTCAGATAAAGTAAACAAACCATTCTTGTTTCCCTTTTCGCAAACCTGAACGATTATCTGTAACGCCTGCTCTTGTGTCATAATTATTTATTTATATCTACCAGTTTTTAAATCATATTGTATGAAACAGCTTCCTAAAGTACCATTTAATCTTTGAGACTTCATTTTAACAGTTTCAAACTCTACAAATTTAATATGTTTCTCCATATTTAAAAGTAATCCTTCAACTAAATTACTTCCCTTTACTCTATCTTCTACTTCATCATCTTTGATTCTATGCATTACTACCATGCAATCTACTTTATTAAAATGCATTGTACCACCAGCCAAAGAAAATGCTGTGGCGCGTGGTATTACACCTCTTACAGCTTGTGGAGTTTTAGGATGCTCAACGTAAGTCATGATGCTATCAGTCTTTTTTGCAAATTGTTTTAATATAGTTAATGTTAACTTCAAGTATTGATACATATTGCTATCACCAGCATTAGATTCTACTACCCAGTTGAGTGGGTCAATAATAAAATTATTATAACCTTGTTCAGTATATTCTTCAAATTTGTCAACTAATGAATTGATAGTTGGCATTTCATCATTGTTTTCTAAAAATGCAAAATGACTTCCAATAAACTCTAATGCTTTATTCATTTCATCTTCACTACATTTGTCAGCATAATTTGGATTTACATTCTTACCAAGAAATGCTTGGCATAGATTCAGCACAAGTTCAGCAGTATTAGTTTCAGGTGAGTACATCATAATTTTATCACCATAATGATATGCCCTTAATATGCTTAGATAATTTAGTATTTCACTTTTCCCACTTTGTGGATAACCACTAAAGCAATATAAGTAACCCTTTCTCCATCTAAAATTTTCATCTAATCCTTTTATGTGAGATGTCTCACCCATAGGGTATCCTTCTTCATAGTAAGAAAATAATTTATCTTTTATATCAGATACAAATACTTCTTTACAAGCATTCTTATTATAATCCTTTTTTAATATGTCATCAAAATCTTTTACTTTAATTGGCATTTTTTATTTTTATAAGTGTGTTTTCTAAATCATCTATTATACCAAGATATTTTTCTTGTTCATTTTTGATAGCATTAGTAATTTTGTTTGTGCTATCATCTAGGGTATTCATAAGAATTATTAATTTAATTAATCTATTAATAGTATCCTTAGCTAAATCAAAAAATTCTTTATCCATTTCCCTCTGAAACTTCCCCCTATTCTCTACTGATTCTATCCACTTTACAGTAATTGGATTAGTTTCAAATTCATTAATAAATTTTTGTATTTTCTCTTTTGTTAATTCCATTTTTTTATTATTTTATATAATTACATTGTAACTATTTACATTGTAATAATTATTTTTTATATATAAAAAATAATAGTAATTACATTGTAAGTGCTAATCATTACACTATAAAAATAAATTTAAAAAAAAATTATAATAATTAAAAATAATTTTATAAATTTGTTTCATGTTGACTAAAGAAATACTGGAAGGTCGTCTCAAGGAGATGAAACTTGACAAGCAAAAATTAGCTAACAAGATTGATGTGACATTGATGACAATGTACAATAAGTTTAACAATCCTGATAGCTTTAAAATATCAGAATTAAAGAAACTTGCAAGGGCTGGATTTATCAAAAACCTTAGAATAGATTTATGATGGAAGATGTTCAAAAGAGTATAATAAGACAGAGTTCCATAAAAGCATCTATAGACTTTTGGAAGATTAAGGCTGGGCAAGGCAATGAAGATATTACCATTGATACTATAATAGATACTGCAAGTGAAATTGCATACTATTGTGCAACTGGTAAGAAGTATAACAATAACAATAAACTTTTAAAATAATGAGTAATAAATTATATTTAGGTAGTGGATGGACTAAGAGTGGGAAGTATGGTGATTTTTCTAACATACAAATAGATTTGAATAAACTTGCAGAGAATCCAAATTGTATTCAGAAGGTAGGTGATAGAAAATTTTTAAATCTTACAGTAGGAAAATTAAAGAACAAACTAAAAGCTGGACAAGATTTGTATGTAGCATGGAATGATTTTACACCAGCAAAGACAGTAGAAGACAAGGCTAGTGATATGCCTTTTTAAAATATCATACATTTCATAGTTTGGTAAGTGCCTAAGATTAATAGGATGTTTGGAAGCACCTTAGTCAAAGGCACTTTTTTTTTATATTAGTATATGATTGAGTTTGTAAAACACTTTCTTGGATTCTGTGGTGAGCATTGGCATCCTAATTTATGGACAATATTATACACTTCACCAGTCATAATATATGCCTTATACTATCTTAAATGGCACTTTAGAAAATATTTAAAAAAAATTATATAAAAATTTTTTTATTATTAAAAATTTTTTTATATTTGAATATAATTAAAAATGAAAACTATGAAAAACTTAAACACAATACTTACAAAATATGCTAAAGAAGATACTAAAAACTTCAAGAGCAATGGAATGTTAATAATGACAAACACAAAAAAAGGTGTATTACATGGAACTTATGAAAAAGATTTGTTCACAATATCTTGGAACATGGGTGGTAATACTTTTTGTACACCTGATGAAGAATGTGTTGTAGAATTTTTAAAAGAAAATTATACAGTAGAAAATTAAAAAAAATAAAGGGAAGG